TCAACGTCAGCACGTCTAACTTCCCAAAGCTCACCTCCTTGTTCAGTTATTAGTTTAGCTTCATTAGGAAAACGCACATCGTCAACTACGACAGGAAGAGCCGTGGCGCTTTTTATTTCGTGGTATCTGGCAAGCCAGCATTTAAGCCACACATCGGGGTGCACATGATCACGGCCCCATTCAGTACCGAGAGTGCGTAACAAATCTCTAACGCTTATGGGAGGATAAATACCTCTAACAGCGTCTGTTTTATGCATTAAAGCTTCTTTAGCTTCTTCAAGATCGTACCCAAGAGACACAAGAAATGTAGTCATCATGTGCTTAATAGGAGTAGCGAAACTATGTATCTTGAAGCCACGCTGTTCTAAATACTGAGCTACAGTAGTCTTACCACAACTAGGAGCAGGGGAATAAATACCAATGAGCATGATTAAGGGGTAGACGTGGGAAAGCCTTTGGGATTAAGCATAAGTAGAAAGATTGCGTACACTGAAGAAGCCGCGTCTTTGTACGCTTGCGGAGGTGTAGGTCCACCTCTTTCGGGATCACCTAAGCTAAGCCAAAGTGACATAGCTATATTGTCTAAACTGGTGTTTAGTACAGATTCATCAGACATTAATTGGCAAATACTCATTAAAGCATAATAAGCTAATTCGTTCCAGCTAATACCTAGCGTGTCACGCAGCACATCGGTTACTTCCATCGCTAAGACTTGTAAGTGGTCTGACTCTAATAAGTCTGCAGGATCTAAAACTAGGTGGCGCATGTAAGCCTCTAGGAACGCTCCATGCAACGTGTTAGCCACGTAGCCGTGAATAGGACTGATGTGAGTCATGCACGCGCTCGGGTGAATCGTTCTACTCGTGCCTTGAAGTGCAGCATGTACTGAGTGAGCTGCTTACGGTTGAGCTCTTCTATCTGGGGGGCTTCATCAGGGATCGCAACCACAATGAAAGCTCTGGTTATGTTCAACCCTTGAGGTTTGTAGACATAGTTGGCCGCAGCAACATAGGCAGCTACTTGCAAGGAGTACTCGTACATTTTGGCGGGATTGCGCAGGCGGTCAGCCGTTTTCCAATCCAGTAACGAGGGCTGATCTTCGTCGTCGTCCAAGTAAGCAATGCAATCAAACGCCCCGGCGTATCGCAGGGGGTGATACACCGCGCCTTCTGTTAAAAGCGTTTTGCGTATTCGATCCAGAAACGCCCGGCTACTGTTCCAATAGGGCGTGTTTAAAAAGTCAAACTTAGGCTCTGTACCGTCTAAGAGATAGCGCTCAATTGCATCATGATGTCGTTCACCACGGAAGACGGCGAGACTACAAATATCATCAGCGCGGGCTTCACCTACCGCTTCACGCCATAGTTGAAGCTCAGTGTTATCTCGGGTAGCACCGAGGATTGTCGTAACAGAGCGGCACGCTCCCAGGGGAGTTGTGTAAGTGCGTTCTCCGTCGACTTGGGCACGCACGGGCTCGTACTTAGGCAGTCCTTTAATTTTCATGCGGCTTGACTTTCTTCCTCGTAAGGCACGCCTTCGATCGGCATTAGCAATGCGTTAGCATCGCAGTTAAAGACGCGCATTAAATCACTGATTAAGTTGGGGTCGATCAGTCTAGTTTTACCGCTAGCAACTCGGCCAAGCGAATAAGCAGAAGCTCCTGTCTGCTTAGCCACAGATGTTAAAGACAGATTCAAACGAAACAAATGAAAACGAATGTTGCGGCCTAGTAGTTTAGTAGTGTCCATAGCATTAGTAAAAAAAAAAAAAAAAAAGAGGGAAGCGTATGCTTCCCTTTTAGTAACTAGATCAGACAGTCGGCGGAGTGAAAGGGTCTGTCCCGTCAAACAAATTATCTAGGTTGCAATAAAACTTTTCATAGCGATATACTATTGTTGCGGGCAGGGCTTTAGGCGGTGAAGCAATAAGTGTATATGTAGTGTCTTTTTTAACACCTGTTTTGCTAATTTTAATATCGTAATTGGCTGGATCTCCGTAATCGGTGTCTTTGTAGTACTTAAACAACTGATCCATCAGAGTTTTTTGAGTCATCTGAAGAATCTTAAAACTATCAGATTCGTAGCTATAGACAAGAGCAGCTAAAAAACGCTTAATAGGCGTATAGCCCTCTTGCACTTTAATGTTTGCAGGCAGCTTTTCTGGCTTAGTTTGCCAACGAACGGGCAGATTTTCGTCAGTCCAACCCTCGAAGCCAGTAACACCGGCACCGAGAATACGAAGACGAACTTCTTCTGTAATTTTAGCCGGATTAATGTAGTTGCTTTGAGACTCTTTCTGGATTGCTTCTACGTCGTCTAGGAGAAGAAAAGGGCTCATGGGGTGGTACTTAGGGGAAAAAAAGTGAAGGATGTGCTGAAGACCAGGAAGTTACCTGGCCTAAGGTCCAGTGTATGGGATAAAAGTGCATATGTCAAGCATGTCTGTGAATCTGTCCTAGATAGGACTAGGTTCGCGCAATCTTGATGCACCGCTTGTACTTTCAGGCGGCTTTCGCTAGGCTTACAGAACGCTCCAGACAAAAAAAAACCCTGCCATGGGCAGGGGGAGCGCATTCACACGAAACTAGCTTAATGAAAGATCAAGAAAAAGGCAAGCCTATTGCCTTACTTGAAGGAAGCGCCATTGAACTCCTAAGACGGGATGTCTTTCCTGACACTTGGGCTTTCGTGCCCGTAGCAGGAAAAGCCACCTACATCAAAGAGTGGACAACTAAGCCTCTCACTCGTGTTGAGTGCATGACGGCTTATCAACTAAGAAAAGACTACGTCGGCTTGGGTGTTGTCACGGGGGCATTCTCGGGTGGGCTAATCGCGCTCGATATTGATGGCTTTCAGGCCGATTCTCGCTACATGGATGTAGCGGGCGAAGCATACGAAGCTCACGGCAATGAAACCACCATTGCCTGGACTTCCGGTAAGCCGGGACGCCGCCAGATCTTTTATCAAGTTCCCCCTCACTTAGTCCTAGAGCTCGAGCATGTGAAGACCTTGATCCTTCGGACGGAGGACGGCAAGTGGCATTTGGGACATGGGGACAAGAATCGTGGAGCAGGTGGTGAAGTCGCTGCAGCCGGCAATGGTGCTTATGAAGAAGTCGTGCTGCGGTTCAATGCGTGTCAAAGCGTTGTTCCAGGCTCACCACATCCAGATACAAAGCTCCCTTACCGTTTTTTAAATTACAACGCAGGAAAGGTTGCACCAATACCTTCCTGGATATTGGACGTTCTTAGAGAACACCGTAAGCCTGTTCAGTGGTTATCAGAAGCGCAGCAACGTGAAATTATTGAAGAACTTGGAGGGCAAACTGTTGTACCTCCACGTCAGATTCGTGGCTGGTTTTTTAAAGATGAAGTTCAGCGGCTATTACAACCACGGTTAGCTGATCTCATCTTTAAACATGAAGTATTCGACGAATACGGCTGGAAGGAAAGAGGCGGGGAAAAGCCTCAAAGAATGAGTGGGTGTCCATGGCACGGAGGCCAAAGTGGAACCACGTTTCAATACGCAGCCGAAACAGGGTGTTGGGACTGCAAAGCGTGCGGGGTAGGTGGTGACGTCCTCGATTTCGTGCACAAAGTCCGCACGAACGATATGCACGCAGGGCGGCCGACCGGGTTGGATCTGGAAACCTACGTCGCTGAGATAGCGGGGCAGCTCGGCTATGACTACCCAGCGTGCGCTACAGCCACTGAGGTCACAAATAAAGATGCACCTTTAAAACGCCTGAGTGGCGGTGACTTCTTCAATTCAGTCGAGAAAATCGTCAATGGTTACGACAACGCTGAGCTAGCGCACTACCACCTCATGGAGCTGGTGCGGGATGCCGGGCTGACGCACGTATACAAGTCGGGGCCTCAGGTCGAATCAGCGCTCGAGAGGTACTTGCTGCACCAAGAGCAGGTGGAAGAGGATCCGAAGTGGCAAGAGAAAGTTCGGAATCAACGAGATTTTCTGATCCCAGACTTCATGTCGGCGCCAAGCTCGATCCTTATGCATGCTCGGGGCGGCATGGGCAAAACACGTATTGCTGTGCTCCTCAGCAAGATCGTGGGGCAGAAACTCCCAATGAAAGTAAGGGGTTTGACCGTTGAGCCGACGATCTCGGGGAATGTCCTGTTCATTGGCAACGACATGTCAATGACCGATTACGCCGAGTATCTAGATCAGCAAGGCATCGACACCACAGGAGTTGATAAGTGGTTCCGGTTCAAACCACAATGGCAGCAGAGTCAATATCGCGTGCTACTGCGGTGGCTTCAGGAGATTAAGCCGGTACTCGTTGTCGTGGACTCCTTGACATCGGTGAGCACCATGATCGCGGCGAAGGAGTACGAGAAGGAATACTCCAACACGCTCTACCGCCTGGCGAGGGAGAACGGGACCGCGTTCCCACCGACAACCTTCTTGTGGATCCACCACAACACCAAAGACGGCAGCAAGTTCAGAGGCACAGACACCCTCAGAAATGCAGTGCATGAAACCTGGGAGCTTAAAGAGCTCAGTGATGAGGAACGGGCGCAGTACGGCGACACAGCCATGGTTCTCGAAATCGACAAAAGCCGCGGCATGAGAGGTGGTGACCGCTTCCTGGTGCAGGAGGACATCGAGGAAGCACTGAGCATCGAAGACCTCACACCAACAGTGACGCGGGAGAACCACGGCCAGGGCGATGAAACCCCCCGCACGCTCGTTCTCGGGATCCTCAAGGCTGCAGAGGCTCCGATGACAGCCCAGGATCTCCGCTATGCCCTTAACGCGAAGCTGGCGGGGCTTCGGGGGCCGGGAGTCCTGGTCAGTGAAAAGACCGTAAAGCGATGGGCCAACAGGTGGGTGGTGGCCGGCCTCGTGGAGGAAGCATCTGTGAGACAGCCGGGATCTAAAGGGGGGCGCCCTAAAAAGGTATTCACCATCAAAAACCCTATATACGAGCCTAAAAATGTCCAAAACCTCCCCTCTTTCTTTGAGAGTCCTTCTGCCGGAGGGACTTTGAGTTTTGGACAGGGTTTGGAAAAAAGTGTCCAAAACCTCGAAGTGTCCAAAACCCCCGAGGACGAATTGGTTCAAGAGGGCACCGTCGCAACTGAGACGCGTGAGAATGATCCAGTTGGGGAAAACTTGGGGAAAACCACCCCTCAAAGCGGCTCTGAGGTTTTGGACATTTCGGACAAATCAGAGGAGTTGTCCAAAACCTCTGAGCCTGAAACCCTCTCCAGCACAGCAGTTCCCACGAACGAGCCGGAGGTTTTGGACAATTCCTCAGGCATTAAGGGAGACCCCCCTTCTATGGAGGACTACGGAGATTGGGACTCTGAGTGCTGGGGGGCCTAGCTCCCTTGCATCTGACTCTCTAACCCCTCGCTTACAAGTCCAAAAACACCAACTTCCGACTTTCCGGTCAAGCCCCAGTCGCCAAGGGCAAAGAGGCCACCCTCTGCGCCCTTGGTTTGCTACCCCCCGAGGTCGGGAGCAATCCGCCTAGCTTTTCACTGGATGGATTGAGGAGCCTTCTAGCCTGGTCGGCGCTCTTGCCGATCAGCTCGACGAAGACCAGCTATCGCGGAGCGTGCCGTCTTTATGCAGTGACGGCAGAATTAACTTCCCTATGAAGTCACGGGCTTGAAAGTGAGAAGCTGCAAGCATTTTTGCTAAATTTTTTAGCTCGTCTATATTGGTGCAGTTATCGATTTGCCTAAAAGCAGCTTCTTTAGCAAAGCTACGTGTAAAATCGTTCATCTCAAAACTGCGTTTATCTTAGTATGCCGTCGCTAGCTACCCTCGACCACATCAAAGCACTACAGAATGTTGATTTCGACTTTATACGTAGTGGACAATCGGTAGCTCTGCTAAAGCTGCGTCTCACCGAGCTCGGGGAAGCTGAGGGTCCGCTAGGTATTGATACAGAGACCACGGGCCTTGATCCATTAGTCAATCAAGTGCGCCTGGTGCAAGTGGCGAGTAAGGATTACGCTTTGATTGTGGATCTGGATGGCTGGCGAGAGGAGGGTAAGCGTGACATTCCTTGGGCCTCACCCGGTCTCGTGCAGCTTAAAGCGCTGCTGGAAAGTTCTAAGCCGAAAGTACTACAGAACGCCGCTTTTGACTTGAACTTCTTAGCTGCAGAAGGTGTTGAACTGGGTGGTTCTCTTTTTGACACCATGATTGCTGCCAAGATCGTGAATAACGGTACAGGCGCCAAAAACGATCTGGGTAGCCTTGTAAACCGTGTGCTCAAAACACCGCTTTCCAAGGAGCTACAGAAAGCTGATTGGGCAGGAGACATTTCTGACGAAATGGCCCGCTACGCGGCGCGCGACGCGCTCTGCCTCCCGAGGCTGACCCCGCCTTTGGTTACCGCGCTCAAAGAAGCTGACACTCCGAGCCCAGGGAAGTTGTGGGCCGTCTTTGAGCTTGAGATGAAAGCACTCAGACCCATTGCCAGCATGTGGCGGAACGGGTTCGGGTTTGACGCCACGGCGGCTAGTACGTTGTACACTTCGCTGTCTGAGGAGGCTGAAACACTTAAACTGTCATTCTTGCAATCGTTAGATACAGCGATTAAAAAAGAGAACCCAGATGACCCCACTGTTTGGTTACCCCGTGACAAAGACAATTCTTTTAACACCCGTGAAAAAGATTCAGGAGCTGTTCGATTAGGGACAAAGCGTTACAAAGGGTTCAATCCGCGCTCGCCTAAACAAATGGCGCTTAGGTTTGAGCAAGCTGGTATTTTATTGCCACCGGATAAAAAAGGCTTACCAAGTCTGGATCAGAACTTGCTCGCATTTTTAAAAGCGGAGTACGAGTTAATTGCTATGTACCTCGAGTGGAAAAATGCTGTGACTCGTGTGTCACATGTAGAAAAGCTCCTTGATTCAGTAGGGCCTGATGGACGTATTCATGCGAGCTACCGGCAGATGGGTACGGAGACTGGTCGTCTCAGCTGTGCGGGTCCAAACCTACAGCAAGTGCCTCGGGGAAAGGAGTTTCGACAGCTATTTCGAGCTCGGGAGGGGTACAAACTGGTTGTGGCCGATTTCAGCCAAGTGGAGTTGCGGGTAGCTGCTGAATTGTCTGGAGAAGAAAAGATGTTGGATGCTTACCGGGCAGGTAGGGATTTACACACGGAGACTGCTGCTTTGATAACTGGTAAAGATGCTGACAGTGTTACTAAGGAAGAACGTACCTCATCGAAAATCTGTAATTTTGGGCTTTTGTATGGGGCAGGTGCTGCTACTTTGCGTAAGCAAGCTGTTGCACAGTACGGTATTGACATGGCATTAGAAGAAGCTCAGCAGCTTGTCACTGGGTTCCGTTCGGCATATCCACGGTTGCATGAGTGGCAACAAGAAGAAGGTACAAAAACAACGACATCTGTATTTACTAAATATGGTAGACGTAGAGTTTTGGTAGGGTTTAACGACAAATACACTACTAGAATTAACACACAAGTTCAAGGTACAGCTGGTGACATCGCCAAAATTGCTATTGCCATGATCTGGGATTGCCTACGGGCGGCCAAAGCCACCGAAGCCTTTCTCATCGCCATGGTGCATGACGAGATCGTCCTCGAGGTCAGAGAAGGTACAGAAGGCCGTTGGATGGCTTCATTAGCCGGCGTTATGCAACGTGCTGGTTTACAAGTCTGCCATAAGGCTCCTATTGAGGCCGACGCGTCTTTTGGTTACACATGGGCGGATGCCAAATAGCTTAATGCGTGGTATGTTGTATGAGTGCACTGCTTTTTAGCTAATGTTGACAGGTCAAGAGTTGCTTTCTTTCGTGGAAGCTAACAAAGATATGAATCACTACGACATGGCGCGTGCTACTGGCTACTCGCGCTCAACCGTAGGAAAAGGGGAACGTGTGCTTATTACCAAGTTCATGAGAGCTTTGTTAGAAGCTCAAGGCTTGACGCTCAAAAGTGGCGCAAAGCCCGGTAAAACTGCGAAGTATCTGACTACGGTGCATAGCACTGGAGGTGTTCTACTAGGCAAAACCTACGTGGAGCAGTTCGGGATGGAGCCCGGTGATAAGCTGCGCATTGCGGTCGACGAAGATTGCATTCGTCTGATTCCGGCACCCGTTGAGCCAGCAACAGCTTCCGATGAAGCCTGCACAGTCCCTGCATGAATAGTGCAAGTGAACTCCGAGCTCGGTTGTTGAAACGGCTAAACCAGCTTGCAGAACGCTTGCCTAATGGGCTCCTCCACCGTTTGGTAGAGGATGCCCAGTTTTTTTATGACTGGAATCTTAAAAAGAAAAAAGCTAGGTCGTCTTCGCGGCTGTCTCGGTATGAGTAAAAACAAACCACCTAGCCTTTGCTGCTTTGGACCCTTGTGTCACCGTTATAGCGCCCCGTCTTTGAGTAACT